AGGTAAGCTAATTGCTCTTCCCAAGATATCGTCATCTGACCTGAGAACCCATCGAGCCCCCAACACTCGTTAGCATATCTAGCGAGCTCCTCAGCTACCTCATCATTCTCTACACCAGGCTCCCAACGCCAAGCTGCAGAGAGGAGAGTCTGTCTCAGCATGTGCCACGATCGTCTGACTATTGGATCAGTCCTCATCATCTCTTCAGCCTCAGCAACCCAATTCAGGCCGGTGAGCTGTGGATTGTTCTCTTTGCCGGTTATATTACCGCCTGAGAGCTGAGTGCCTGAAATGCCCTTCACTCCTAAACGCGGGTGCAGTGCTTTAAGGTGCTTAGGCGACCGGTCTTTGTCTGTCATGTGGACCCCTATGGCGCGAGTATGTCACGCTAACATAGAGGATCATATAGATTTTATTTCTTCCTGTCCACAGATTCAATTTCAGGCAACCATTCCTCAATCGTGGGGGATAGTATTACCTGACCTGAATCTTTTGTCTGAATCGGTTTTGAGCCTGTAAATATTGACAACTTCTCAATCACAGCCATCTGAAGTTCTGAGGTTTGCTCTCTACTCATCTGCATTTGAATTTGTGCATCTCTTAATCTGCCGATTAATGCCTCTCTGTCAGCGTTGGCAGATGCCAGCTTGTCTTTTAACTCTTCAACCTCAGAAGGATCCCGACCAGATGCGATGGCCATCATCGAAGAGATTGAACCTGTGATCATTCCGAGTATACCAACCAGAACATCTCTGTTCTTTTCAACTATCTCGACATACGTTAAAAACAATATGAGCCCAACGACCAAGAGCATAAAAAATACACTAAACCACCACCCGCGTTTAGTTTTCTCTTGAGCGTTGAGCTCTTTCTCTACTTTACGTTGTTTAATATCCTGAGTCATAAAACAACCTGTTCAAAAAGATGATGATCATTTGTAGCCATCTTACATGTGAGCTGAGCCAAGGCCAAATTATGCACGTAATATAAATGAGGTTGATCAATGCTAATCTTGGCAATATCCACATGATCCACTCCAAGATTTTTCTATCACGCGCTCGACTTCTCACTTTTCTAGGTCCTCCCAGTCGCTTGGCTTTGTCGTTCCCTTTCGGAGGCTGAAGAGCTTTAATATCATTACCGACAGCATAAAGTGTTTGATCTGTGCCGACTCCTTTGAATCGATACAAGCCTATCATCACATAGCGTGTACCTTTTGGTGTAAATATATTAGTCGCGCCTTTGACAGCTTCTAGCGCATCAGATGTCAAAAGAACTTGACCAGCCTCACAGATGCTCATCGTTCTAGCTGCTATGTTCTTACTGATGCCTTCAAGCTCGATTCGCTTAGCTCCTACAGCTGTCCATGTATCATCTTGAGTTACTTCAATGATAGATCCATAATGGATGCCTATTCTAGCATGTAGATGTGTTTTAATTGGGATAGTCTGTTGATAAAGTAGACCAAAATTAACTGCGTCAATGGGTCGCTGAAAGCTCATTAAGAAACCATCAGATCGGTCTATCTCTCGACCCTCAAACTTATAGAGCAATGATCGAGCTAGACGATCATGATATTGTAGCCACACTGCCGCTTTTCGAGCACCGACCTTTTGAACAAATGCAGTTGACCCAATGATATCTAATAACACTATAGCTAAGTGCGTCTCTTTGAGGTCGACCATCGAATCACTTTCACATCATGCTTCATGAGATAGTTGATACCTGGCTGTTCGCCATCATCCGGCGAATAGACTGTCGTAATACCCGCATGATGTATTAGTTTAGCACAATTGAGACATGGTGAACGAGTGACAGCTAAAGAGCAGTCTAGTGTTGATGCTCCTCTCCTTGATGCGTTTACTATAGCGTTGGACTCTGCATGATGACATCCGATCTCAACACGTTGACCACTGATGATTTTGAGGTCGATTCGTGAGCATGAGTGATTAGACTGACACAGTTTAGATCCTCCTCGAGGAGGTCCATTATACCCATCAGCGACTACTGCCCACGATAAAGGCTCGAAGATGACAGCGCCAACTTGGCCGCGTGGGCATGGTGAGCATGATGCTAATAGCTTTGCTTGATTGATTCTGAGTTCAATGTGTTTCATTTGAAATGATCGTTGTCTTCAGTAGAGCAGACATGCTGACCGGCCAAATGTAGCTAAGCTCTGAGAGTATAGCCTCAGCCACTTCTCTCGTCTCATGCTGTGAATGTTCACTCAGTCGAAGCTTCAAAAACTTTGAGAAGTTGAGCAAGTTACCTGACATCCAAAATGTTGTTGTCAGACTCAGAGGCAACACAGCCCGCGCTTGCTCTCTAGATACTCCAGATGAAAGCAACTCTTCATACATTGAGTGTGATAGCTCTTGATGATGTTCGATGAGTTCGAGTAGCTCCTCTGAGCGCTTAACTGTTTCATTAGTCGAGCATTGTAGATTTTTATCTGCTTGAGCTCGTAACGATGAAGGGAGATGGAAGTCTAGTGCTTCAGATGTATAACGCCGGCTAACTTCATTAAAACTAAATGTACGATGTCGCATTATCTGTCGAGCTACATAGATCGGACAATCAATAATAAATGTAGCCTGTTGATGCTCGAATGGTGATGTGTGCTGATGTTTAGCTAGATAGTGAATTAGCTTAGTATCACGCTCAGACATCTCTGAAGAGTAATCAATGTTAGCAAATGAGACTCGAGCTGCTAGTGCTGGCGTGTGATCGTGACCCATGTGATTAATGAGTGTCACATATCCTTGACCTTCATAGATATTCAAAACCGTCCCCCTTTACCGCCTACTTGTACCTTTCGGCTTAGTGGCGCTCTCGATGTGTATGATCTCTGATCAACCAAGGTGTCAGACCAATTCCACGTTATGCAGTCATATCGTAGCGCGTCAAGAGGATCCTCTCGACCATCTTTTTTAGGCTGCTCTTTATTATCCCAACCATAAGAGTAGACAGCCTTTCTCAAGCTGTTACCTGTAGCGCGTTCACCCTTCATCCACACATCGCGTGTTACTAGATACTGACCTCTCCCAAAACAACGCTTAAGTCTCTGAATCCCATTCAACACATCAGTCCTGATGGGATCAGTATTAGATCTAAGCGGCATACCTAGGCCTCGAGGTGGTGGTGCTCGCATTGCCTTAAATGCTGATCTACCTGTCTGATCATTCCGCGCTCGACCGGCCTTGTCTGCAACTCCATAGTCAAGCCAAATTCTATCACTAGGTGCTGAGCTCTTCAGCGCTCGAGGCCACGCTATCATGAGTATCAATCTAGCGAGCTCATCAACTGTCACTTCATGGGGGTTCAATTCTGCACAGATCACATCAGCACCCAGCTCATCATCATGAGCAATGATCAATACTGATGGCTTTCGGAATCCCCAGTCTATTGCAATACGTCCTGACATGGTGGGCTTATACTCCCACCCATCTATTACATGGAGCTCCTCATTAAACTCTGAGTAGATTAAGCCGGTGGGTGGTCGAGGCTTATTGAGGACCATAGCGTCACGCTCAGCTTTGGGTAAAAGCTTAGTTGCCTCAAACCACTCAGCGCTAAGATTAGCTTCGTTCACATAGCTAGTGTAGAGCATGGGTTGACATTGAGCAGTCTCTGCCATCTCTACCCACCATGCACCGCTAACAGGTAGGCCAACGAGAATCATGATGGGTGTTGGTCCTGCTCTTAATCGTCCTAAAGCTTTATGAGCTACTTCTGATGATAGTGTCTGACATTCATCAATGAGACAAACGCCGCTCGTCACATTCAAACCCTCGAGGGGATTGTGAGTTGCATCGCGTGTGCCAGGCCGATAGTAAGATCGACACCAGACCGTTGAGCCAGTTTGTGAGTCAGTCCATTGTCTGAGAGTGTGGTTGTATGTCCATCCAAGAGGAGACAACCATTTCTCCATTTCAGGTAATAGCACTGAGTTATATCTTGGGTTCGTGTCTGTGACTAGTAGCGAGCTCCTGCCCGCTCTCCACTTCGAGATGAAGAGAATCGAAAAGACCAGCGCTGAAGTCTTGCCGGATCCCCACCCGCATCGAGCCGCGATGATCCTTTCTTCTCGTCTAATAGCACCAAGAATGTCTTGCTGAAGAGGGTTCAAACTTAATGACAAGGTATCAGTCCTTCACTTGTCACTTCGTACTGACTAATCTTTTTGACTGCATTGATGTCTATCTCAATTACATCCACGCGAGTTTTCAAAGGTACATCTAGACTATCTACATAGCAGACAGTCCACTCGTTACTCACGTCTTGCTCACATAGCTTATGATATGTGCCTAACACTCTGTAATAGATGCGTTCACGACTCGGAATCACTGTCCATGACCGTTTCAACTTCACTCTGATATTCATCGTTTACCTCTCTCTCTCCTAGTCGGCTTGAGTATGCTTGGTTTGATTGCTCGACCATCAATGCAAACATCTCATCTGACTTTTGATGAGGATTATTTACGTTAACTTCGACCTCTCTTTTAGCGCCCCAACGCTGAGGAAAGCGTCTTTCTAGTAACCATGCCCAACCACGCCAGTCTTCTTTTAACGCTGTAGTCTGTTTGATCTTTTGAATGATGATGGCCTCGGAGAGTGTGATGGCCGCTTCGACTTCTAGGGTCCATTCTCCATCGGTCCCGCTTTTCTTTAACCAGTCGTAATATGTGGTTTTGCCAATGCCAGCTTGAGCACAGGCCGCCTCAATAGTTAGACCGTCTCTAAGATTATTGAGCAGCTCTTCTCTATGCCCATCCGTCTTTTGTTTATTGCCCATTTCGATGTTTTCTCATCGATGTTCTGAGCCGAGTCAGTCGATCACATCTCTGCTCTGCTGTCTCGTTTTCGCGTTTGCGCTTCTCATAGTCGCGTTGATATTTCAGTCGTTGCTCTCGTTGCTCAGTCGTCTCCTGAGATCGATTCGCTTTCATTCGTAAGCTGTCGAAAGTCATGCTTTTTAGCCCTCTCATGTTCTGCCCTTGCTTCTGCAAGAGTTCGCACAACAGTATCATACAGCGCTTTAGATTGGCCACAGAGAGGATCAGAGTCATCTAGTCTTAGCATCTCTTCAAGTTCCTCTAGTATATTGATAGCCCTGTTCACGCGGCGTTCATCGTTTGGTGTCTTCATCTTCAGCTCTCTTTCTGTCTAGTCTCAATCTACGATTCAGATTATCACGATCTAGACGTGCTCGCCTCTGCTCAGGAGTCTGTCTGTTAAGACGTGCTCTACGATTCATGCTATCACGATCTAGACGCGCCCGCTTCTGCTCAGGAGTCTCTTTAGCAAGTCGCGTTTTACGATTGATAGCTTGTCTGTCTAGACGTGCTCGATGTTGCTCTGGTGTCTCTGCTTCTCGTCTGATTCTGTCTAGTATCGCATGATAATTATTTGAGTACGTCACTGGCTGTTCTTCTTCGCTCTGTATCGTTGATAACTTAATCGATATCTCATTAGTCGTTGTTCTCGTTGCTCAGGTGTCTCATTGGCGATTCGTTTACGTTTATACTCTCGATTGTAGCGCCGGCGTTTTTCTTTGTCTTCAGGTGAAGCGTTTTTCCTGCGTTGCCTTCTGCGCTCTAAACGAGCTTGATGCTCTTCAGGTGTCTCTTTGGCTTTAGCTTGTCGAGCGTATTCACGTTGACGAGATCTTCTCTTTTCTCGCTGCTCAGGAGTCTCGCGTTCTCTTGCTAGTCGTTGCATGATTGCATAGTATGACATCGAGAGTTCTTTCATCCTTCCTCCTCCTTCTTCCTAGCGTATGTTTTCCTAGCGTATTCACGTTGTTTAGCTCGCCTAGCGTCTCGCTCTTCGACAGTCTCGTTTGCTCTGCGTAAACGATCTTTTAGATTCTTACGATCACATCTTGCTCTTCGTTGTTCTGCTGTCTCTCGAGCTCGCTTTTCTCTCTGCCTAGCTCTAACAGCTGCGCAACGCTTTTCTCTTTGCTCGGGTGTCTCATTAGCTCGACACCTCCTGGCATATCGATTTTTATAATCTAAGCGCTTCTCTCGTTGCTCGGGTGTCTCATTAGCTAACCTCAATTTAGTCTTGAGACGGCGAATCATCAGGCGCTCTTCGCGTTCTGCAGGAGTCTCGTTTGCTCGCTCAGATCGATACCGTAACGCCAGCTCATCAACTCGGGCTTTGCGCTGCTCGGGTGTCTCGTTAGCTCTGAGAATACGAGAGCGGATGGCTTCATAATGATTTGAGTATTCGCGTGTGCGCGTGGCCTCGTCCGGTTCGTTCATTATATTAGCTCTTGATTTGACCTAAGATAAACGGCTCTCGTTTAATTAGATCCTTATTCCAATATTCAGTTATGGGATGAGAGTATCGCCATTTTGCATGTGCATCATAAAGCGCCAAAATCTCTCCTGGTCTTCTTTCAACATCCACCCACCGTCCACCGGTTTGAAGGTCCTGATTTTTAAATATAGTCAGAATCTCATCAGGATTATAATTCAGTTTTGGTGGTGGCTCATATACATCAGGTATGTATTTAGGATTCTGATCAACAACTAACTCATCATGAATCTCACCATGCTTATCAGCAATAACAACAGG